GTTGAGCCTCTCTCGAAGTGACTTTGTTTTGAAACAGCTAACAGATGAGGCAACCAATCAAGACAACTCAGATGGTGCAAGAGTAAGAGCACTAGAACTTCTGGGGAAATCAGTTGCACTGTTTACGGACAAGGTTGAGACGGAAGACAAGACAGAACGAGACCCTGATACAATCAAGGCTGAGTTAGAAGCTAGACTGAACAGGCTGCTAGGATAGTTCAATTGCACTTTTCAGTATGTGTTTTGGCTTGAGGTCTGGGTGTTAAATTTAAAATTAGTTTGCTTACCCCCACCTACCCCCGACCCCCCTGTCTGCGTGACGCCCACGCTCGTACGTATACATGATGTTCCACACAAACGATTACAAACCCCTAGGAATCCTACACCCCCTCTATAATATACATTCAAAAAACGAAATATGTTATATTACTTAGGTTGTGCTCGCCTGTTATATTTCTTTTTATAGCGAGCTTTTTTTATTATTGGTGCATTGGTTCTAACTATATTGGGATTACTACTGATGATTAGGATAGTGCCGTCATCATCTAGTGCCGCCCACTTGTATTTGTTCAATTGAACTAATTTCAAAGCTCTATTTTAATACACACAACTTTTGCTTTGTCGCTAGTCACTAAGACTTTGGCGTCTTCTTTAGCTAATTCGCACACTTCTTGCTTAGTGTAGCTTCCGATATGATAATGTTCAAAGCCTTGTGTTGCTAATTGAACCCATAATAATACCCACATTTAAATACTCCCAAAAATCATATATAAAAATGGAGATGTTGCTACAAACATTAAAAACAAAACAGTTAATACTAATTTCATTACCACCTACCTTGCTTGCTACCCCAAAAATAAAAAAGACCAAATAATAAAGCCGCCCCTATACCAAATATAACAAACCCTATTGCAAAGTTAATTATAGCATCTATTTGCTCTTGCTTTCGGTAAAGCTCGTCTTTTCTTTGTTTTCTCATTTGCGCCTCTATCTGCAAAACTTCTTTCCATGCACTAGGTCCGTATGTCCAAGAAATATGATCCTTAATTTCATTTCTCATTTGCTCCATCTTTTTCTTATTAGCAAAAATCTCAATCGCTGTTTCCTCGTCAGAACCCTTAAACGTCTTCTTCCAAAATGGCGGATCTTTTTCTCGCTTTTCTATTTCATTAAAATCACTGAAAGCCTTGCCCCAAGTAGACAATTGGCTAGTCATATCTTGAAAATCGCGCCCTGCTGCAACGGCACCTTTTAAAGCTTTAAATGCTCCTGTCGCTAGAGCAACACAAGATACTGGGTCCATATCAGGATTCTCCTGATATAGCCTCTGGTGCGGTTACAGTAATAGCTGTATGCCGTTTGGTTTCCGCTGTCCAAGATTTTCCACAGTCAGGACAAGTTCCATCTGGGTAAGAAGCAACCTCTTCTGGTGTGTCTACCACGTTATCACAGTGATGACACTGTAACCTATCTACAGATGTTGACGGTCTAAACCTAGAACCATCACCTATTACTATAATATGTTCATCATCGCTCATGTCGTACTCACTGTTACTGATCCGACTGTTCCTGTGCCTTGAGATCCACGAAGAAAAGCCGAATGGGTTAATGGGACTCTAACAATGCCATTATGACTGAATAATCCTCCATTTTCTAGTCCACTATCATCAGTAGGTAAATTAGTTATGGTTATATCTGTTGCCCTTACGTCACCAGGGTTTTGAATTTGTTCTAGAAATACAGAAAACGCACGAATAACTTCGCTAAAATACGTCCTTTGATATTCGTCTGGAGGTATAGGAAAATATGGACGGGATAAACGTCTAGACATTATCTCCTCCCATCAGGTCTTATATCTAAACGTGGAGAGCCTAAACGCCATGTTACACCAAGATCTTCTGACTCAATTTTAAAACGCATTTGTCTACCACGCAGTCTAAAGTACAATTGTTCGGTTCTTGCATCTACAGCAGCAGCTTGTGTTTTTACAAATGCATCTGTTTCTGTCTTGGAATAAGTGCCATCTGGTGCATTTTTTACATCTAAAGTTATATTTACATCAGGAAGTACAGCAGTAGAATCTCTAAAGTCTACATCAGGTATCATCTTTCGCAATAACATAAACTGCTCACCATCGCCTATATCTATAGGGCTAGACTGTATGAAGGCATTAATTGGTGTGGTTGGATTAGTTGTACCATCGTCAAATCCGATTTCATGCTCATAAATATAACCGTCAGCGTTTGCTGCAAAAGGGAAATCAAAAATGCCCCTGTCAATCCATGCAGTTCTACCAAAAGAGCCATAATACCAAACCTTTTCAAGATAATTATAAACTACATATCTGTTTACTTCACTGCTATTCTCAGATGGATAATACCACCAAATCTCTGAATGTTCTGTATTTAGTGCGGCGTTAATTTTATCCAACTGCTCTTCGTTAATATCAGAAAAAACAAAGTCTCTAACCATACAAGGCAATCTTTGAACCGATCCACTATATACATAGAACTCTGCTCGACCCATCCAAAAAACATTATCGTCTACAGCTATAGCTGCATTTGGTCCTGCAACTGTGATGTTTTCCGATAAAGAGTTTACACCAAAGGTAAACGGTGGTCCTAAGAACTGCATTGAATATAGCGTTGTATCAGTAAAGACTAATATTTGTTGTCTTGTTTCTAAAGCTGTAACAATCTCTGATCCAGAACCAAGTCTTAATTCACCTGCGGTATTATCAGATCTTGTTTCCCAATCGGTTAAAGATTCTTGAGTTGAAAACCTAATCGCTAGTGGATCTTGCACCCCTGGATTTGCTTCAGTATCACAACCAAAAGCAATAACATGTCTATCTCTATCAGAAACTAAAACTTGTTTTGCAACAGATGGGGCTTTATTTGCACCCGCTAGAGTCGTAATATCAACACCTCTTGTGGATAACGTATTAGTTTCATCCCAATAATATATGCCTCCATCTCTTACATTCATAACAAGATCTTCACCAAAATTGTCATGTGACCAAAGACGAAGAGTGTTTGTTACAATTGCATCTGAAGAAGCAGATCCCCAAGTTCCTCGTGACCAAGTTCCTGCGCCCCAACCTGCACCTGACACACCAATATCTAGTCCTGTATTTATTTGATATGCACCAACAACAGAACCACCACCGTTACCAGTATCAGATCCATTAGCTGCAACAAGGCTAGGATTAAGTTGTCCCTCGTAGGTAATGTCAGATATAGATGTACCCGCTGCTCTGGCTTTAATCTTATAACTTCCTGTGTTTATAACCTCTGTTACATAATACTCTTGATTTAAAACATTAGCAGTAATTAGACCACCAAGACTAGCTGCGCCAGAATATGTTACAAAGTCGTTTACAACTGCGCCGTGACTAGTATGACTAACAGTTAATTCAGATGATCCGTTAGTTGCGGCAAAGGTAACGGCACCCGCTGAAGTCGTAAGTCGTAAAGGGGTAACATCATTATAAAAACCACCTTCATCAATGTAGTATTTAAGATTTGTGCCCACACCAACGTACTGATCTCTAGCCAAAGAAACCCAAGGGTGAAGAGCACGACAAGTACCAAGAAACGAGTTTGATGATCTTTTCTGCCAACCGCCTATTTTTTCAGGGTAGCCCTTTTGAAATCTAACGTTATCAATATCAAACCAACCACCCTCGTTAGAGTAGGCGGTTATTTCACGGTTTACCCCTGGCTTGAATTGTAATTTTGATAGAGGCATTAACTGATCTCTTCATAAGACACTATAACTTTAAAATCGTTTGCTGTTCCCGCTGTAGCACTCAACGAAGTTCCTGTACTTCCATTCTCTTCTAAATATATAGGAGCGTCTTTTGTTACTACATCAAAGAAATCATTATTGTTTACTGATTTAAGCTGAACAACCTCTGTAGCTGTGCCGCCTGCGTTAGTAGCATTGTGATAGCTAACAGTACAAGTTCTTGCTGCGCTACCATCTACATTGACCAACCGCACAAGATTAACTTTGAGAACTTTATTGTTGCTACCTGCATTGTTAAGAATTGAGGTTATTGAGGTTGTTGTCAGGTTGGTTACGTTAACCTTACCTGTCATTGTGGTTAATGCTGCAATGTTTGGCTCTGCCATGTCTATCTCCTATCCCAGAATAATACTGAGGGCTATTGATGTGTTAGGTGCAAGGTTAGAGAATCCTATAGTCCCTGACCCGTTTGTAGTCAAAGCTCTATTCGCACTACCGTCTGAGGTTGGTAAAGTAAGAGCAGTAACAAAAGCTTGTAAGTTTGCATCATAGGCAAGAACATCTGACCCTATAGCAACACCAAGGTTTGTTCGA